CGCCAACATTTAATACGGCTATACCGTTGCTTAGAGCCCCTAACCGTTCCTTAAGTTTTTCTCTGTCAAACTCGGTGGGTGAATTATCTATACGTTTTGAAATGTGTTTAACCCTTTCTTTAATGCTTGACTTCTTACCCCTACCGCCCATCAATATAGTATCGTCTCTGGTTGAAATTACTTTATCAACCGAACCTAAAACATCCACAGTTGCCTCAACCAAACTACTTCCCTTGCTCTTACTTATTAAAGAAGCTCCTGTAAAAATAGCCATATCCTCCATGCGATCTGATCTTCTATTAGAAACACCCGGTGCTTTTACTGCCAAAATATTTGCAACCCCTCTAACCTTATTTAAAACTAAAGTAGCTAAAACCTCATCGCTAAAGTCTTCAGCTATTATCACTATATTCTTGGACTGTTTGGTTAACCTTCCTAAAACAATAACAAGCTCTTGCACATTGTCTAATCTATAATCTACAAATAAAATATTTGAGTCATTTATCACCGTTTCCATTCTCTCGGTATCAGTTACAAAATAAGGTGACGCATAACCTCTATCAAACTGTAACCCTTCTTTGTATTCCAACTCTAAATCAAAGCCCTTTCCCTCCTCGATAGTTATAACTCCCTTGTCTCCAACTTTTTCCATAGCCTCGGCTATAAGCTTCCCCATTAACTTATCTTGTGCGGATATCGTGGCTACTTGTTCTTTTTCTTCCTTTGTTGATACTTTTTTAGAAATTCTTTTTATTTCTTCCACAACCTTTTTAGTTGCTTCCTCTAAACCATTTCTCAAAGCCATGGGACTGATACCAGACGATATGTTTCTTAACCCTTCAGTTACTATAGCCTGTGTCAACAGTATAGAAGCGGTTGTTCCATCACCCGCCACGTCGTTGGTCTTTTCAGAAGCCTCTCTGGCTAATTGAGCTCCCATATCCTCAAAAGAGTCTTTTAGTTCCACTTCTTTGGCTACAGTAACACCATCATGCACAACTTTTGGTCTATTCCAAGCAGTTTCAAAAGCAACGTTTCTGCCTTTAGGTCCAAGAGTAGTAGTTACAGCGTTAGCTATTTTATCTACCCCCGCTTTTAACTTTTGTCTGGCTTCATCGCCATATATAATATCTTTTTGTGCCATTTTTTATTCCTCCACTATTCCTAAAATATATTTATCCTCAACAATAAAATGATCCTTACCGTCAATTTTTATGCTTGTGAGTCCGTAGGTTTTATGTAAAACAGTGTCTCCCACTTTAACTTTTACAGGATGTAACTTACCGTTAGAGTCACACTTACCCTCACCGACAGCTATAACTTTAGCCTTGTAAGACATTTCCTGTTCGTTTTCTGGTATAAAAAACCCGTCTTCGGTTTTACCTATTTTGTCTTCCGGAAGTATTAAAACGTGATTATATAGTGGAGTTATTTTCATAAATTGAATTAATTTATTTTAACATAATGTATATATTTAAGACAACCCTTTACCCTTTAAAAAACCCTTCAAAGCTTCTTTAACCGCACCTACAAACCATACTTTACCGTCTGCATGGGTAACTACTGGATGTTTAGAAAGCACATCCACAAACTCTTGAAATAGCTTTTTAACCTCAATGTCTGTGTACGTTTTCATAACATACCTAACGATACCCTAACGAAAAAATATACCAGCGAGAACAACCCAACCATACCCAACAACACTAAAAGACAGCCCAATGAACATGATTTAGACTCCCTTTTATCTATCATGTTTAACCTTTCTTTTTTTAGTTTTCTTTTGTCCTAATTTTCTTAGGTATAACCATAAATTAGTCATTTTTTACCACTCTCCCTTTGGAGGGATAACTTGTTAAACTTATCTAAAGCCTCATCAAAACGATACATTTGGTTAATACTAACAGCTCTTTTACCATTAACTATTCTTGATATTTCTCCTTTGTCCATTCCAACCATCTTCGCAAACTTCCTTATACCTATTTCTTTTATCGCATCGTCGTATTGAATATAGTTCTTTTCAAACCTAACTCTCATTCCTTATTCTCCTTGTTGGTGGTGGGTTTGGTAACTTGTCCACCCTTAAACCCCCACAATACATCTTCTACAACATAGCCATATATAACTGTATAGTTTGCTACATTACTAACTTTATCTTCTATATATTTTTGTATTTCTTTTCCGCTATCAAACTCTAATACCTCCGCATCCCTACCGTATTTATTTACGCATAAATAGAACTTACCTGCTCTCATCATTACCTCATCTTTTCCTGTTGTAGCTGTTACGGTTGTTTCTTTCATTTTTTACCTTTCACCACCCGCAAGGATTTAAGGGGCTAGTCTCAATTAAATGAGAATAGAAACTAACCCCAAAAGATACTAACCTCCCTCTTTGCGTCTTCTACAGTATCGGAGCTGTGCATAATGTTTTGTACCCTGTCTTTAGCAAATGCACCTCTGATACCTGTCTTGCCTCCCTTCCCCTTTATATCAAGTACCTTTCTTACTGCATTGTCACCACTAACAACCCAAACCAATGATTTATCGGAAGTTAAATACTCCAATATCTCTTTGAAAAAATATGTACCTACCTTGTCAAAGTAGAGATTTGATACTTCCTCTACAGTCATTGTCAGTCTCTTTGCGGAAACAATCTCTAACCCATTGTCTACGAATAACCTCCTAACAATCATTGACTTTAGATTGTTACGGGGCTTTATGACCACCAAAGTCATCTCCATGACTACCTCCTATATTAGTATTGTTATTAGCTGTATTATCAGCTCGGTTGCTTTCTCTCTCTTTTCAGGCTTTTCTACTGCCATTTTCAAATAATATGCTAGTTCGGTACTTGCTTCCCTCTTGGTAATTTCCTTAACTTTTTCAAAAGTTATACTTCTTTTTTCAAACCACACATTACCAAACAAAGTTTTTACACCTTTAAAAACCATTCTTGCTACTTTACCCGACCACAAATCCTGCCTTGCCCACATCAACGCAGTCATAGGGGATATTGAAACCTTAGTACCAGTCATATTCTCTAGCTTTAGTTTGAGTTTGTTTAAACCCTTAAAATCTAGTTTATCTGCGATATAAATCATGTCTAAATCTTTGACACAACTACCACCAACTAAAACACTACAATTAGTTGTTAAACCGCAACCCTGTAAGGTTTTATTCCATTCTTTCGGTAGCTTTTCTAGCAACGTTTTTTTCATTATCATAAGTTAATTTTTCTACTACTTCTGAAACATTTACCCACTCACCACTCAATGACTCCTCTTTCATTTCTTTAGTCTTAACCTGCTTACTATCAGTTTTCATTAAATAAAATCTAACTATTTTGTGATGATAAAACTCTGGTTCTTCCTCTAACTCAAAATCGTATTCAATAATATGCACTGGGTCAGTGTCTAAAACCTCTATTTTGTTATGCCCTGTTTCTTCCGACACTTCTCTAACAGCAGTGGCAATCAATTCCTCATCTTCTTCAACATGTCCTTTAGGTAACATCCAATCATCCCTAGTATCTTTATGAATTAAATACACTTTGCTCATATCGGAATTAAATAAAACTCCGCCACATGAAACGTGGTTTTTAATCTTCTTGTCCATAAATAAACCTCCTTTCTTTAAAATATTTACTAAATCCTTTGGGTCTTTTAACTGAAGCTCATAAATAGGTATATTATCGAAATTAGGATATATACTAACCAATTTAACTATGTTCTTAATTGCCTTTTCTTCTTTAGTTCCTGTAAAAACATTAAATCTATCGTATTCTGGGTGGTGCAATTTAACTAAGTGCGAATAAGCTGTGCATTTCAAAGCATTTTTAGCCCTATCCCCGTACAGTCTAGTTAGTTTGTTCTTTCCCGATGGTTTTGGACAAACAATAGACCCCAACGGTGTTGGATTTAATGCGTAATCATTTTCATCTAATAAAAGATATTCCTCATATTTATCAAAAATATCTTCCATAAATGTCTTAGATGAGGGTTTACAGTGTATTGGGTAGTTACTATTGGGGTAAACATACCCACCTTTATATAAAACAAACTCATCAGCTATATATTTAGAGTCTAATAGACCTTGTTTCAAAAATAGAGAGGCTGTTGTTTTTCCTATAGATTGACCATCATCTCCAAATAAAATGGCTTTACCATTAACTAAAACAGCCGACCCATGTAATACCTTCCAATTATTATTTGATAAAGCAAATATTCTATAAAATGCTTGGTGCATTAAAATTAGGTTAGTTTTGCTTCCTATATCTACCTTGTTTAACACCTCACTATATTTTTTAAAAACTTCGCTTACCCTCACGATACCTCCCCCATAACATAAATTTCATCTGCTCTGCACTTATCCCCTTGTGGGTCAATTACCACATTCCTTTTATTTTTTGGTATAGCTACTCTTAATATAGTGTTGTAATCACTATCAAAGTTAGCCACAAAATCAAAGTCACTGAAGTAAATACCACCCTTAACGCAAGAACCCTCTTTTTTAAACTTATTTGTATCTTTTACCCATGTTTTATCTTTGAAAACTAAATTGCCTTTCGTTGTTCTATTTTCCCTTACCGCTTTATAGAAAATAAAACACTCCACATCTTTTTTACACTTTTTTATGAAGGTGGTTTCTGCTAAACGTGTTTTAGCAAAATCTTTAAATGTTGGGTTTTTCTTCTCACAAACTAAACCAGTTTTTCTTAAAATATCTAAATTACCTTTCAAATGTAAATGCCTTATGAAGCAATCACCAAATTCCGCCTCGTTGCCTATTTTCACCCAGTCGCCTATTTTCGCCCCGTTGCCTATTTTCGCCCCGTTGCCTATTTCCACCCAGTCGCCTATTTTCGCCCCGTTGCCTATTTTCGCCCCGTTGCCTATTTTCGCCCAGTTGCCTATTTTCGCCAAGTAGCCTATTTTCGCCCAGTTGCCTATTTTCGCCCCGTTGCCTATTTCCACCCTGTCACCTATTTCCGCCTTGTTGCCTATTTTCACCCCGTTGCCTATTTTCACCCCGTTGCCCATACCGTCACCGAAAACCCTCGCCAATAACTCAATAAATCTATCATCCTCATAACCACCAATACCAGTACCAACACAAGTTAAAACAACTGGTTTACCAACATAATAGGCATAAAAAACTTGAACTAAAGCTCTAGTTAATACTTGCTCCGAAGTAGTTAAATTGTTACCCACACTAACTATTGGGAATAGATGATCCGTTAATATATGTTCCTCTAAATCTTTAACCTCATCGGGAAATGCCTTTGCTATTTCACCATCCAAACCACCACCCATAGAAAAAGAAGGATTGCTTGCTGTTGCTATGTAAGCATCCCTTTCTTTAGCCACCTCAAATACATCTCCGTGTATAGCCTCTAGTTTTGGTAAAGCCTTCTGTATCTTTTCTATTAACTTTTTATTTTTATCTACTATTATTACTTTATTCATTGTTTTAACCTTTTAAAGTTGTCTCTCCCCTGTTGGGCTATCGCTATAAGTTGAACTCCTAAACGTATAATCGAGGTGATGACCTGTTAACCGATCTTTAGCTTGATTATACGTTTCAAAGCTCAATAAACTCCACCTTCCCCCACTCCTTAACACCAAACTTTCGTAAAGGACAATTCTTTGCATGTATAAATGTTGGTATCAATCCTGCTAAATTAACTCCCGAACATTTACAAACTCTCTCCCATTTCGTCTTAGTCACTATTCTTCTTTTTCATATTCAAACGCTTACGCTTTTTATTCCAATAAGGAGAATTACATTTTGGACATCTCTCTGGCTCATTCTCTTTTCGTGGTATCCACACATGCCCACAACGATTGCACTTGAATTTGTGTAATTTAATTTTCATAATTACATTATATACATAAATATATATATTGTCAAGTATATTACTTTAGTATCCTTTCAAACCTAATTAAATACTTCAATTTAATAACCAAACCTTGCCGAGTAGGGGAGTAAAGGCTCTGCCGACCTGAAACCTACCCGACAAGGCTTGACTATCAAGCCAAGCTACTGTCACTACCACTCTTGGGTATATATTTCTCAAAATCATGCCAAAAATAGCCACCACCCTCATACTGACCTAGCTTACTTCTAGCACCACACTTAGGGCATTTGTTGTTGATAAAAACAAATCCATTTCCCTTGTTTGTAGTTAAGTACAACCCCTCGGTGTTACCGCACTCATCGCATTTACTTTTAGGATTTCCTAAAGCTATTGCAACGTGTAATGTTTCCATGTCATTTTTTTCTTCTATCTCCAAACTTATGTTTGATGCTATTTTAACTTTTGCTATCATTTTTACCTCCTGTAAAATAATTAACTTTCTTGCACTTAGCCTCATTAGCCCATTCCCACAAACCCTTAGCATGTAGAAATGCGTCTAAATCCATCTGAAAAGACTTAAAGTTGTAGTTGCCCCTATCCCCTAACGATAAGGCGTAAGCTACATCCACAAACTCCCCCTCTTCCCTTAAACCCTGCTCATAGGCTGATAACTGCAACTGCACCTCCTTATATATGTTAGCGTCTTTGTTTGTCTTAACGTCAATCAGTGCCTTCTTACCGTTTACCATAGCCAATAGGTCTAATGTTCCTGCGTAACCATACTTTTCAGATTTAACTGTTCTCTCATGCTCTAGTGGCTCTACCTTGTAGTCATTTCTCCAATTATCAAAGGCTTGTGCGTAACCCCCAAACTGCTCACTATCCAATCCCTTAACATCGTCTATATTTTTCCATGCCTCAACTATTGAATGAACTGTTGTACCCCTGCTTTTAGCCTTATCGCTAGTTTCCCACGGCTTTGCCATTGCCGACTTTTCGTCTAATTCTGGTTCTTTGACCATTGCCCAATAGATTTGATTTCCAAACCAATATCTCAAAGCGGGCTTATCAATAACATCCAATACGTTTGTTACTGAGACGTAAGGCTTTTTACCTTCCCAGTAAAATCCGCCCCTTCTTTTACTTCTCAAGTCACCCATCTTTTTTACCCCTTATAACTTTAAATAAATAGGTAAATATCTTCCATCTGTGTACGAACCCCAAGCTAAACAACCTTGCTCCTGCCATATTCTGTAGGCATACTCAACGTTCAAACTTGGTATATCTAATAACATGGGATTTATTCCATGAACACTGTTTATCTGAAATAACCCGTATGACTCCGACCCGTCTGGTTCATTTTCATTCCATGCCACTGGGCTTTCGTCACTTTCGGCTATCATTATTGCAATCATCGTTTTATAGTCCCAATTATAGTTTGGGTTACAAACCAACTCTCTATACTTACCGATGCAATAACTAGGTAATTCCTCTGAATGTACTGCAATCGGGTACATAAATTTATCAGCACGGTAAAAATCTTTCTTTGCTTTTAAATATGTAACCTCTGCAAAAAGTACCGACAATATAAATAATATAATCGCTATTATGCGTAATATTTTATTACTCTTAATCATGGTTAATATCCTCCTCGTTTCCTTCATCGCCATACATTTCTCTATTTTTAAACTCGGCAAACTCTCTGTCCAATTCCATAGCCTCACCTCTAGCGTTGTCACAAGCTATACACTCTCCGTTATCTTGGTAAAATTCTATCTCGTCCCAAGTCTTTAACTTTCTGCCACATTTATGGCATGTGTGTTCTTTTAATAAAATACTAGGAAATTTTGAACTGCTTTTGTTAAATGAATTCATGGCTAAACTTATCAGCCTATCTGTGTTAGTTTTCTGCATTTTTTTTACTCCCATAAATAAATACTTTTAACCTTTCGGGTTCCTGCCAACCCTTAGGTAATGAGTTAATTAGCACTTACTAAATTAACTTATATATACATTACACCATATATATATACTTGTCAAGTATTTATCATGAACTCTTCTATTTTGTCTTTAACCCAACCACTAACGGTAAAGCCCTCTGATTTTATCTTCTTGTTAAATTCTTCTTTTAATGATTTTGATATGGGAATTATTAGAGAGGAACTTTGTACCCCCTCTTTTGAGTTTATTAAATAGTTCTTGCGTAACATATTCCAAGAGATATTTTTACCCTCTGGAATTGTGTTTAAATCGGGGAACATTCTATAAAGTTTACGGCACAAACCTAAAAGATTGTAGTCAACGCCTATGTCTCTGCCGATCTGTCTCATTGAAACGTCAACACCGTCTAGTAACTTGCCTATTTCGTGTCTGGATTCAATTAAAGACCAACGAGAGGTAAACTCACCCTCTACAAACATGGCTGATAATTCCTCTTTAAAAGACTCGTAATCCATATGTAAATTATATGCTGGTTGTTATTGGTTTGTCAATTAGTTCTTTATACATTCTATCCGTTACTTCATCATCGTATAGAGGTAATCCGCTTTTTTCTTTAGGAAAATGAACATAGACTTTAGACTTCCTACCATATTTTGCTTCGATATACGCTACAAACTTTTTAGATAGATCGTAAGCTAGTTTTTTATCAGAATTTGACATAACTATCTATCTCATCAATATTACTTTTAACAAAGTTTTTAATATGACAAACACAATCAAACCTATTAAACAAAACTCCTTTTTTAATAACATCCTCTTTGCACTTATCACATCTTCCCAATGTCCACACTATTTGAAAACCACCCACAAAACCACCCGACCACTTGAACGTGCTTAGTGGATGGGCTTTTCCACGCTTAAACGTATGATAGTTACTTATAGGAACTTTGTGACAAAATCTATCAAAAAGCTCTTGCGGAAAAGACATGGAATTAAATTTCTTAACAGCGTCACCCCAAAGTTGCGGAACATAGTCACTCGCCTTCTTAGCTCTATGCTCCACACTAACTTTAATCTTTTCCTTGTTTTTGGTATCACTTAACCAACCTTTTAGAGATTGTGGTAACTCATTTTCCATTTTTCTTCCTCCATAATTCGACAAGCTCACCTATATAATCCACGGGGTTACCCTGCTTGTCTCGTCTTCTAAGTAACAACGTAGGGTCTGGACTACCTGCCCACCAAAGACCTTGCTTTATAGCTCCCACTGCTTTAGATATATCTTCCCAACTATAAAACTCTAACCAATAGGATAAATTATTCTCGAAAGATAACGCTTTATACTTAGTATTAAGGTTTTGATTAAACCCTTGTAAGAATCTCTCTGCGTTTTCCCGCATTTTTTTCTTACTAATTCTTTTAAGAGGGGGTGTAGGTTTTTTCTCCTCTCCCCTATCCTTACCTAACCTATCCTTACCTAACCTATCCTGTGGTAACCAAACGTCTACCGTTGGTATGACATCTGGTATGACATCTGGTATGACATCTGGTATGACATCTGGTATGACATCTGGTATGACATCTGGTATACCAGAACTAAGAACCTTCAATTCTTCCTTATATACAGCTAAATACTTTGATGGTGTATATCTATCAGATCGTATGTAGTTGTGTTCCTTCCAGTCTTTTATTATTAAAACATTCTCATCAAAAACTTTAACAAACCCTCTTACTTGTAAAATACTTAGGTCGTCTGGTTTAGCCTCCACCATTCTCATTATTGAAAAATGTTCACAAAAGCCATCATCATCTGAATTTAAATTTAAATGGAAATAGAGATTTTGAGCCGATTGAGGCATCATAAGAAAGCGACTTGAGTTCGTAATTGTTTTACTAAGCATTCTTCTATTTGCCATAGACAGGTCTCCTCAAAAACCCAAATGCCCCCGCAAAAAGGTTTATGACAACTCTAGGTTGCAGGGGCGTTACGGCTTTCAAATAGTTTGTTTGATGATTTCCTAAAGTTGTCATGTATACATAGTAACACAACCACTGTTATTTATCAAATAGTTTTTGTAAAGTTTTTATTTCGTTTTAACGTCTTTTATCGCCATCCAAATTATTTTGAATGCTTCTGGTACAGTTATTTCTTTACCCCCTATCAATTCCTCTATCCTAATATTCTTTTGATCAATCTCTGTGTTAAGATCGTCAACCTTTTTTGTATAAATGTTAATATCTCTGGCATATTTTTCCTTTAACTTATTAAACTCTAAATCAATTTTATCTTTCTCACTTGTAGTTTTTTTTAAAAGTTTGTCGGTGTTTTCTTTGTATTCGGTATAAAGTTTATTCAATCCCGCAAGTCTTTCCTCTAGCCCTTTTATAACCTCATCTTTTTGCTCATTTTCTTTTATTCGATTTGTTTTTTCATTAGACCATTCGTAAACATACCAACCAACTTCGTGACGGTTACCCTCTGGGTCATCAAAGTCTATGCTTAGGAGGCTCAAATTTGAATTCTGCGGGACTTTTCCCTTGAAAACGATATACTGCTCAATTGTAATTCTGGCACTCATCCTGAACCATCCTAGATATTCTTTTAAGGATTTTTCTACACCACCCAACGGGTCAACTATTGTGAAGTCGTTCTCATCCTCTGGGTTGTATCCTGTTAACAAAACGTAGTGCATATCGTTTTTAACAGTTTTAGGGTTGTAGTCTATTTGAACCATTACAGGATAACCACTGTCTAAAGCGTCTTTGATCTCACCCACTCTTGCATCTGTTAAAAGACTGGGGGTATTTGTTAGGAGTTCAGTTACACCCTTTGCTATTTGACTTAAACCACCCCAAACATAATTACCACCACCAACAAATCCACCTATCTTTTTTAACTTATCGTTGACTATTTTAGGGTCAAATTTGTACCCATAATATCGAGAAACCATAGCCAAACAGGTAATTAGGCAACCATAGTTGTGAATGTTAAAAGGTGATACTGTATTAAATCCCAACAGTTCGTTGTTCCATCGAGTATCCCATTGAGAGTAAATTATAGGCAAGTTAATCTTTTTCATTATTTGAGGTTTTTATACCTCTGTGGTTTTGTACCCGCTTGTAAACTGGCGGGGTTAGTTCTCTCAAGAAAACAATTACCACGTTTAATATTATACCAAGAATTATGCTATCCGTTTGTATATTTGATAACTCAACGATTAGTTGGGCTAAAGCTTGAGAAAAGGCAAGGTAAGCAACAACTCTAGTGGTTTTTGGTAACGATCTCCACGCTGAATATATATCTTTTAGAACCTTTTTAAATTTTTCCATTGAATTTTTCCTTAATGTAAATAATATCTTTCTGAATTTCGGCTAACCTAACCTGTATCTCTACTAGATTTTTTTTGTAGCACTCCGTTTCTTTTTTCAAATCCTCTGTATCTTTGTTTAGGGTTTTAATTTTGTTCGTAAAAGTACCCCACCCAATACCTATTAGAACAACGGTTGTGATGAAGGAGAATAAAAAATCAATTTCAAGGGGTATGTTGTTCATATTATCTTATACCCATATTAACTTTCTCTACGTCTGAGATAGCTTTTAATCTTTCCTTTAACCCACTGACTATTAATCGAGCCTCTGGGTTACCAACCTGCCCTGCTGTCTCACCCCCTGCATTCATAGAAGATGCTGTTGGAGCTACCCCTGACGTTGGTTCTGGTGGTAATGTAGATGCTGTAGGAGACGTTTGACCTTGCTGTTGTAACGCTGGAGTACCTTCCCCTTGCTGTCTCTTTGCTAATGCGGCACGTACTGCTTGTTCAGCCCCCGCACCGAATGACCCAAATTGTGATAAATTCATTGTTGGCATAATAAAAAACCCCCACTTAACCTAGTGGAGGATAAATTCCTTTCGTAAAATATTGTATCATACCCATCATTAAAAACTATCATCTTACATAGGTGACTCCGCTCCCCCAGAAAACCTAACTCCCAGTAATTTAGCAATACCAGCCAAACCTAAAGCGGTAGCCGCACCGCCAACAACCCTACCACTATACTTTTTAACAGCTTCAGGAACAGGGGCTTTTAGACCTTCTTTTATAACTCTTTTTTGTTCTCCTATTCTTATTGTTTTTAATAGTTTTTCCATATCAAGACCCTCTTTTATCATTTTTGTACCTTTGTCAAAATCAGGTGCTACCTTGCTTAAATGTTTTCTAATCAACCTTCTATATTCTCTATAGAAACTTTTCTGTAAGCCTGTTCCTGTTTTACCCGCCTGTGTAAACCCGCTATCGGTTAAATCCCAAATACGCTGAGCGTCTTTTGGATTCATTTTTTTATTTTTTAAAGTTGTCTCTAAACCTTTAGCCAAATCGTCTACCTCATTTATAGATTTTGGAAAAGCCTTTTTGGCATGCTTAGTCCAATCAATAAACTCTTCATATATAGCGGTACCGTTTACTTTTTTACCTGCCTTTTGTGCTGTGTCTACGGCAGTGTCTCTTAAAGCACTACCTTGCTTAGCTACTTTTAACCCATCGTCTAATGACTTTACAAGAGTTTTCGGTGTAAATGCTTTTCTGAGTAGTGCTGTGCCGCCTTTTGTAATAGCTTTGGTAGCCCCTGGTATTTCTAGTGCAGTACCAATCTCCAAACCAATTTTTGCTCCCCTTTTCCAAGGAGACTCATCCACCGATTTGCTAAACCCTTCCGACATTTCTATGGACTCTGCTAATATAGCGTCTATCAACTCTTCAGCTTCCATGGTTTTACCTTCCTTCAATAGCCTATCCACTTCCAACCTTGATTTTTCAATAGACTTTAATTTATTTCCTGTCCCTATCGACTTAACAATATCTTGTACTGCGTCTACGGTCTCATCAAAAAGAAACCTTCCAACACCCTCACCCGCTCTTGTTAAAGTCCCGCTTAGGGATGGGGTTGCTTCTGGAACTCTTCCCTCTATTTTTTCTCCGGATAATAACTCTTGTTTAAGCTGTTCCAATTCCTCTGATGGTTCCAGTCCAAATTTTTCTCTAGCTGACTGCATCATTTCTATAGCCTCTGTTGGTGTATCCGTGGCTTGTGGTAACCCCTTTCCGGCCTGTAATTGTTCAGAAAACGCAATGTTACCAGCGTCACCAGCCATCTTGGCTAATTGTGGTCTTACTGACTCTAAAGTTCTTATATAGGTATTTAACCTTTCTGTCGGAGAACCCGGTTGTCCGGGGGCAACTTTTCTTTCTAACTCTTTAAATACTCCTCCGATCCTTCCACCAACACCTGCTTTACCAAAAGCCAACGGCTGTTCTCCATCAGCACCGAAATATTGTTTTTCTAACAACTCTACAGCTCTAGTTCCTGCTTCACCCTCCTCCGCCTTTTCACTAACCCCTAATTGTAATTTAGTTTTTCTATCTATTTCCTCGATTATAGAATCATACAATGAGCTGTTTTGTGGGTCACTCAGTTTGGCGTTAAAAGCCATATCTCTAGTTACTGTAACTCCGTTTGGTAATGTAATAGATGGTTCTGCCTGTGTGGTTTCCTCTTTTACCCCTAAATCTAAAGCGGGTGGCGGTATGGTAGTAGGTTGCCCAACTGCATCACTTACAGGACTTAACATGTCTGTTGACTGTGTGGTTGGAACACTTACAGCACTTGGTTGGGTTGTACTAGATCCGATTAACTCGTAAATATTAGGATCAAACTCTTTGTCGTTAGTTAAAGTCCCTGTTTGACCTGTAGATTTTAATTTAACTCTTAATGCCATTTTAGTTTAGTCAGGTATGAAGCTGGTCCCACCACTACTAGCACCAAAAATTCCGTATGGACTTTGTGATGTACCATAACTTTTTGTAGCCAGTGCCTGCCTTATAGCCTCATCAGTTTCAAAACTAATTAACTCTCTTTGTCTATCAAACTCTAGTTCAGAAGAAGCTAAACTAGCAACCCTCTGTGCTTCCAGATAGTCCAACGAACCCTGTTGATTTAATTTTGTAAGTAGCTGATCCAACTCACCTTGACGCTCTATACTATAACCAGTCATTTCTCTTGCAGCCCTTTCTGAAATCTGTGCTGCCTCTACCTCAAATGGTTTTAAAGCCCTTTCTTGTTCAGCTGCTTCTAAACCCAACCTTTGAGATACGTCTTGAGAAGCAAACTGTGCTAACTCTGCAGCCCTTAAAGCCTGTGGTTGAAGGGTGGAGAGTTGTTCAGAAATTCTCTTTTGTAGTCTTGGTGCAGATATACCAAATTGCTTTGATAGTGTAGCTTCTGTCTCTGGTACTTGCGTAACCGCTTGTTGTGCTTGAAATGCCCCTTTTTGTAGTTCTGGCAAACCAGCTTCTGTAGATAAACGGGAGTAAATGTCAGATAAAGAAGTTTGACCTGCTAGTGTTTCTCTATATCTTTTTAAAAAATCTTCCTCTCTAGCTGATTGTTGATCTAAAAGAGACGATCCTGTTGCTGAAGAAGTACTGCCTGTTGAACCCGATTGACTACCGCCTTTACTAATATAGTCGGGTAAATCAGCCCATTTTCCAGCCTTCTGACCTTCCTTGTACTTGTTGTACGCTTCTCCTTTTCCGCCAAAATATTCTTTTAATGAGTATGCCATATATAAAAAATGCCCACCGCTATGGGTGAGCTAATTGCCCTTTCTATAAAATTATAACACAACTAGACTTTTATCTTAACGATTTTGTTTTTCAGCTTGTTGTATTCTTCGTCCTTTATTTTTTGTAGTTTTTTTCTTAAATCTTTATCCATGCGCTTTGCTCCAGAAATTACTATTCGCCTCAAATTGTTCTTTTGTCATTGTACCAAATCTTAAATCTTTTTCATCTTTACGCTTACCCCATACTTGATATGTACCATCAGTACATTCAATATATTTGTATGGTGCTACTGTAACTTCCTCAAACAAAGGGTCTATGTTGCCTTTGGTTTCACAAAAGTCCATAAACCAAACCTCTGGGGACTCCATACAGTATAGAGCATTATATCCTTGGGATGTAGGGAGTATGGCTGTTTTTGCAGCTGACCCTGCAACTTGAATACGGGTATCTCCACTATCATCATCTATTTTTACCTGACGAGCTGCAGAACCATCATATATAAAAAAAGAGGAATCATCGGAACATCTTAGTATAATGGAATCAGTTGCATCAATGTACACGTCATCATTACCCCATATAAAAATATCCCTCCCATCAAACGAAGTAAGGTTGACAGAATCGGCATCTTCGTCCAAGTATCCCACCAAGTCATCCCCAGAATCGTAAAGTTCTAAAGAAGATTGACTGGCAGTTAACTCTACTCTAGTACCACTTGACGACGTTTTAATTGTTGTACCAGTAATAGTACCCGATGTTATCGTCACCGCATTCATAGAACCAGCCGTTATAGACCCTAAATTAGCGGTAATTGACGATAAAGTAGCTACAGTCATCTCTGTAGCAGTAATAGTTCCTGCAACAATTTCAGAAGCGGTTATTGTATTAGCGGCTATCTCTGTAGCGGTTATCGTGTTAGCAGCTATTTCAGAAGCGGTTATCGTGTCGGCGGCTATCTCTGTAGCGGTTATCGTGTTAGCAGCTATTTCAGAAGCGGTTATTGTATTAGCAGCTATCTCTGTGGCGGTTACCGAATCTTCCATTATCTGCCTGTTTTTTACCTCAAGAGGCAATACCTGCCTTTGACTTACACGCTCTTTAGCTTCTTCTATTTTTTTCTCAATTTCTAAAGTATCAAATGTACCCATTATTCCTGACTTTCCTCGGAAAGATCATCATAAATTAATTTTACTGCAATTATTTTAATAAACGTATTGCTTGTACTAGCTAGATTAAAACCGAATTCAATTTCTTTTGCACGAGTGTAAATAGGTAGCTCAACCCTAGTGTCACCAACCGTACTAGCTGCCGTACCAGTAGTAAATGAAGCAGCCCTGTCTAGCTTATACTTAGGTGTAACAGATTGACCTGTAGTTAAAGCCTCAAATTCTATTATTAAATTTATAGGTAAAAACTGACGGTCTGGGTCTCCACCATCGAAAATTAAAGTCTCAAGCGATCCTGAAGAATTAGCAGTATCCCCTAAAGCTATCTTGTCTACCCCATAGGATGTATTGTCTCTCCAACCAATATATAGATCAGTACCCATAGACTTGACCATACCTATCTTTAAAGTGGTAGCAGAAACCGTATCTGTAGAAATTGTGTAAGGAAAATTAAGAGAGTCTGGCAATTGCGTCTGTTGACTGCCAAGCTCGTATATACCTTGCTCTAACGCTGTTCCGTCGTCTGTTGACCCAGATACACCTATCAAAGTTCTACCCTCATGCTCGGTTATAGCTCCCGGATAGACCTCTAACTTCTTACCCCTAGATAGCTTGGGAATGTTACCAACCACATCAACAAACGGGTCATTTCCTGTATACATAGACCCATCGTTACCATAAACTCCTAACAACTTCCCCTTAGCGTTGTGTATGGCGTTTGGTGCTCCAACAGTGACATCGGTGTAAAAATTATATGAAGAACTAATACCATCCCAAAAATATAGTCTAGCTGCTTCTGCGGCACTAACAGAACCGCCCTTTATCGCAGCCGCCACAACAAATTCCTCAAACTTAGCTATCGACCTAACCTCAAAGCCCGGATCGAATGTAATCTTGTTCGGTGTGTAGGTAGCTTGATCCCAAGTAGCCAAATACCTACTGTTTCCTATTATCAATGTATCATCAATCACTACCATAGGATGGAACGTAGCTGAGATTAAAATACCAAACAAAGTAGAAAACTCTGCATCCTCTAAATCGGTATCAGTTCCCGTGTCAACCCCACCGTCTGCTACCGTAGAAGTGACATGAAAATGGTAGCTGTTTCCTATAACCACCCGTAATGGAGTAGCAAATGTAAACGTAACGTCACCTGTTGACATACTACCGTTGGCTATAGTTTTACTTCCTATAGTAGTGTTATTTGAGTCATGAACCGTCACTGTCCAGTTTCCAGTACCAACAACATCAACATCTATTATTACTGCTTTTAGTGGGTCTTTGGCTGGGGTGAAAGTTTGTCTGGCCGTTGCCGCCTCACTTATTGTTGTGGGTGGGACATAGTCTGCTGATCCTGTGCTACCACCGGACTGGTCTTTATCGTTTGTACCGTCGGATAAAAAAGAGTCGTCAAATGCGGGTGTACCAGTTAATAGTCCATACCTCCCAAGCTCTGCTTCTAGGGCGTAATACAGGTAGTTATCAAATACCTTAAGACCCTCACCAGAAGAATTAGAAACAGTCCTTAGAGAACTCCAAACTCCAGCACTTGTTTCACGATATATTTTACCCCCTTCTCCAGTAAAATATCTGTTTGTATCATAGGGAGAGCCGTCTTCACCCCAAGTGGGAAGTGACGTTACAGTAGACCCAGATACCTTTGATGTTTTTCTTGATAGTGTTATGTAAGAGGGATCTTCAAAAGGATTAAGATTTTTCATGAACTTAACGGAGTTAGCAACATCAATCTTCTCTCCCATTGTGCCAATACCACCACTAAAATTTTTGATTACTAGTTTGTCCTTAGCCATAGTTAAGACAAGGTAGAACTCCACCTCTCGTCAAATCTACTAACCCTACGTTTTACCCTATTTATCACTTTGGAGTTGCTTCTCCTAGAATATCTTCTGATAGCGTCTAAAAGTCCACCAGCTGCATTCTTAGGCAACCTGCCGGAGTTGTTATAATCTAAAGTCCAGAAATAATTGTTATGGTATTGAGCCGCAGTAAAGTCCTTCTTAGGTCCTGCATAAAAATCAGCGGCTGCACCGTGTGGCAAAAGCTCGTGTAGTTCTGGTGGTATTTCTGGTGCTTCCCCTATAGTATATGAAGCCCCAGCTGCAGTAGACCCTTCCCAAACAGTTTCTAACTCTATGGAAGTTGTACTGGTAAAAGAGGCGACTCTATAAAATGTTGGGTCATTATCAGTTTTAAACCACCTGCCTACCATTGATGCAGTAAAAGTAGTACCGGAACCAGTAACCGTGGCATCATTGTTTGTTACAGTGACACTTCCAGTTGTATAGTCATCGGCTGTCATATCACGATCTAGCATGTTTGCCAAAAGAGTTATAGTATCACCATCCTCTGCTGGTATAGGCCATATCTCAAAGTGATCTCTCATAGGAAATATAAATTGAGGAATAGTTGTACCCGAAAAATCTATCTCGTTTAACCTGTTCCACTCTAATTGAGAGTTAACAATGTCTAAAGGATAATCTACATCACCAATAGATAGCGTAGCAGATTGTATTGGTGGATAAATGTTTGGTGGGTAATGATACCTCTGTTGGTTTTCCACCGTTAAAGCTGTGCGTGGTAAATCCCTCATGACATAGCTTTGCATTTTTCTTTGAATAAAGTGCATTCTTTTGTTCAGGTGTTCTTTTATAAAATTAGCTATAGTAGAGGAAGCAATACTCCCACTAGCTTGAGAAATGTAATCCTTTGTCGTTGTTTGTAATTCTGTAAATGTTTGTCTTGCCATTAGTGTATGTCCCTAACCATGTCCGGCTTAACCGTATAAGTAACTACTACTGACTCGCTTGGTTCTAATTCAACCGTACAATCTGTTGATGTAAATAGAGTAACCCCACCCTTAACAACAGAGCTTACCGTACCCCCTGTTATATAGACTGTTTCCGGAGCAGAATCCGCTGTGTGGGTAAATGGGGAAGCCCCCTCGGTTATTGCTGATACGCCCACTGGATTGTACCCAGCGTTATTTTTTATACTAAATTGTGGTGTTATATTTCCACCAGACAAAACCATATTACCACCTATAGCCCCAGTACCATTATCTGATAGATCATTATTAAATATATGAATTGTGTTACCAGAAACACCCGCCGCGTAACCATCGCCAAATATTCCATAAGTTTGTGTAGCAGAGCTTTGATCATCATAAATTCTATTTCCAGAAACTACTACATTTTTCCTATCACTAAAAAACACAATTCCATATGTGTAGGTAGAACCCACTTGCCCGTTATTTTTAATGACACAGTTAGTAACTGATGTGTTATCAACACCAACCCTAACGCCAGCTTCCCCATTTCCAGTAGAAATACAATTAGATATTCTTTGTCCGATCATACCTATAACAAACCCATCACCTGTGTTATCTCCAGAATAACAACCATCTATACTAGCAGTTAAGACAGTACCCCCTGCCTGTGGAGCCATTCCTATACCATAGGAAGCGTTTCTGTAAGCATTACAACCTTGTAATATAAGTCTATAAAGATAAGGTTCTGCTGTTCCACTTCCAGCGTTTCTAAATCCCGTACCACCGTTATCATATGAGTGACAACCTATCAAAGTACCGTTTTGTGCTTGAAAACCGTCTGACTCGTTATCGTGAGAGTAGCAACCTAAAACTAACGTACCCCTAACTGCTCCAGTGGCATAAACAGCCGAATCTATAGCAAACCCAACCTCTTTACATTCATAAGCCTCACAATTATATAAGGTCAAATCAACACCCTTTGATAATACTATCCCGTCTACTTCTCCAGTTACGTTGTCGTGGTTTCCATCTATTGTTAAATTGGAGATATAAACATTATCTACTGCTGGTGCTCCGCCATCTCCCCAACCAACTGGCTCTAAAACACCGTGGGCATTACTTAACGTAGACCCATCCATTACTTTAATTATTGTAATCCCTCTACCAGCACCAACTATGTGTGAATTGGAGTAATAAGATAAAGACGCTGTAGTTAAGTATGTTCCTGCTGGGAAATATATTTGCCCACCAGCCGCCAGTGCTGATTGTATAGCTGTAGTATCATCAGTAATTCCATTACCAGTAGCACCATAATCTCGTTTAACATCAATTATAGAGGTACCGCCCACCAGCATATCCTTCATTAAAATATTTTTAGTTACTTTTTTAGAAGTTCCACTGGAACCCTCGGCGTGATCAGATACGTCTACAACATAGAACAAATCGTCGTCAACCACATTAGATAATCCTGTTAAAGATGTTAATTTAGTGTTAGCCATAATTAAATTGGGTAGGAAATCTCACAAACAACTGCTTTATTTCCGCTTGCTGTAAATCCAGCAAAGGCGTTAACAGCCAATGTAGACCCGTTTATTCCAACCTTTCCAACGGAAGCGTCTACCCCAACAATACCCATACCAGCCTGCCACGAACCGTTGTCATATACACACGCTGGTACAGAATGCCAACCAGCAGTTGAAAAAGCCTCTGCTACAGGCAAGGTAAAATCAAACGCTGCGTTATTGCTAGTTCCAGTACCACTTACTAAATTTATAGTAATTCTACCCCCACTAACTGTGTATTCTATTTTTCCCGTAGGGTCTGAAGAAAATCCAGTGTAGGCGGTTGTCCATGTAAACTTGTTTGGAAACCCAACTGGTTTATCAGCATGCGAGTAGTAATTATCCGTTATAGTGTCGTTTGTTAAAGTATAGTCATCCGTTTCAATTATAGTTAGCAGTGCATTGGCTACGGTTGCTAATACCCAGTATTTGTAGGCACCACCTTGCTTTAACCTTATTCTATCCCCTTTAGAATAGATCAATGCCGCACCAGCAGGTACAGTTATTGTTGTAGCTGACGCATAAGTCCACGTATCATCGGGATCAACCCACCCGTCATCGGTGGTGGCAAGGGTGACCCATTCAGGAGCAGTAGCACCAGAGTTCATTTTTAACACTTGACTAGCTGTACCTTTAGCCAACCTTTCCAATGCCCCAGAGCTTCTATAATAAATATCACCATCAGCATCAGAACCAACAGCAAAACCAGCGTCTTTAATTTTTAAACTATCTATAACTACCCCATTATCTGCTGTAGACTCGTTTATAGTATCAACCTCAGGTGTCGTCAGAGTAGGGCTTGTAAAAAGAACATCTTTAGTTACTTTCTTAGATGTACCTGCATCCCCATCGGAAGTGTCACTGATATCAACAACATAAAATAAGTCGGTACCTGCTACCGAGGCTAACCCTGTTAAATTAGGTAAAGATGTGTCCGCCATAATTATTGTAAAGCTAAATTATCTCCATTTTGTAAAAGTAAATTACTACCACTTTGCAAAAGTAAGTTTCCTACTGAAACCAAATCCTTCGGACTCCAGTTGGTTGAACTTGAACTGTCATCTGACCAATCAGTAGATTTTGAGTTTTCTTTTGTCCAATCAGTAGAAGTCATAAAAAAAACCCCGCCTTTTACAGCGAGGATAAATTCCTTTCCATTAAATTATAGCACAAGGTTATCTCACGGTCTTCTTTCCATTTTTATAAAAATTGTCTAGTAAATAAGCAACTACTCTGGATATGGTTTTTAAATCCATGCCACCCTCTACGTTTATTCTTTTGAAAACATCTTCCCATGTTTCACTGCCGTACCTAGATGTACCTAATATTTTTTCAATTTCCATCACTTATATCCTTAATTAAATTTTCTTTTTTAGTGCTAGTTGTTTCTTCTACACTTTCCGTTTCATCTGCAATTATTCCCATTTCCTCATCAAGACTCTTAAGTATTTCCTCGTCTACAGGCATTCTACTGATCTTTTTAGGCTCAATTACTGGCAAATCTAGCCCGTACTCCTTGCTAATTCCCCTATATATTTTCTTCATATATTTAGTTCGTTTTTCTACATTACTTGTAATTAGTTTCTGTCTTAAAGCAAGTTGGTCTCTTTCTTGTGGGTTTAGTGGTTCCCACCCCTTACCTCTACGCTTACTATTTTCCGTTTCTACTGCAACACGCTCTTCCTCATTTATCATATAATCGATAAATTCTTTCATCCATTTTTCCGCTACATATCTTGGAAAAATAGCTTCTTTTTGAGGTGGCACAACATGAACAAACCCATCGAAGGTGGTGTTAAACTCTTCTTTCAGTGGATTAAATAGTTTTAGCTGGTCTAAAGACCGTCTTTGTAGTTCTCTACGTAGTTTGTTTAAATTTTCTTGTCTTTGTTTAACGTCAACCATAAGATTAATTCTTATTTATCAAGCATTTTATATGCTTGTCCCACTACTAACACACCGTAACTAGTACCTAATAATTCTTTTATTAAAGCTAATTCTTCAACAGAAACATCTATATCTCCGCCACCCATTATTTTTTTAGCAAGTTCATATCTTTTAACTTTTTCTACGCCGTCTACTTTGTTGTTTTCTGGAGATGCTATTAAGGCGTTAGCACATACTGTATTTAAAAAAACACCCTTTCCTTTTTCGTTATTTAAAGTGTTTCCTTCTAAATCTTTCAATGGTTGTGAGAAATTCACTTTCATATTGAAATAATTATACCATATCTAGGATATCGTCCCACAAGGAATGTATCTTGTTAATGCTCCCGGCAAAGTAACTTTTATAAAATGGGTCGTAGTTAGTGTTTTCCCACCAACTGTTTCTATAGCATTCCCCACCCCTATCGTGGTATTAAACTCTATCATTTCCTCACTAACATCGGCTTGATCTAAATACAAAACAGGTATAGCACCAGTTGTAGATGATTGGTCTACATGTAACCTACCACTAGGAGATGTTGCACCCACACCCAAATTACCCTCTAAATAGTTAGGACTAGCAGTCACACTGGAAGTCTGATAAATTCCATAATCTACATTATTACGCTCATCTATGTACAATCCATAAACAGAACCACCAGTCGTACCATCAGCATCAATAATGAGCCTTTGTCCATAAATATCACCCGTAACCTCGTTTGCCCCTGCCTGATCGATATATACATCGTTACCCATTACATTACCCCAAACCTTTCCCCCATCTAGTTTAAGGTTGGAGTAAAAACCCTTCATGAACCTACTAACATCGCTAGTTCCTACGTTTCCATCAGTTAAAACAACTTCCTCTCTTGTACCATAGAAATAACTTATGGTTGCGTCTGTATGGTTGTATTCAATGCGGTTATATGAACCGTAAAGCTCTGATCCTGTGTTTGATGATCCTGCTGTTTTTATGTATGAGCCATAAATACCATAAAAATCCTCTCCTGCGTCTAAACTAACTGTTAAATTTTGGGCATGTATTTGTCCAATAGGTGAATCAGTACCAACACCCAACATTCCTGTCATAGAAACAACCCCGTCAGTGTTATTAAACAACCACTCAACACCGCCACTGTAACCAACATAACCACCGTCCGGTACTTGAAACCCTTGCCCGTAAACATTGCCCCCATTATCAACAGTTACTAAATCCACTCCCGCACTATCTTCAACCTCAAATATATTGGTGTTTTGTGTAGAATGACCTTGTACTTTTAATTGAATTTCGTCTGCTGTCCCGTCTATGGTTAAGCCACCAGTCATTGTATCCCCTGCTACCTCAACATAATCTAAGTCTAAAGCCCCATCGGGAATACCTGTAAAATTAGCACCATCAAATGTAGGGCTAGAACCAATAACAACGCTTTGATCTATGTATGTGTGATCCGAACCATCGCTTGAAACATGGGAGTAAGCAGCGTCCCACTCGGTATTAGTTACAGCGGTAGCAATATCTCCAGTATCTATATTTATATTGGTTATGGCATAGTTACCCATATCCCAAGCACCCGCCAAAGCTCTAGTACCGTCTGCTAAAAGATATTGGGTATGGTCGTCATCAGCTAAACCTGCCAAAGAGCCGTGATCTGTAACCGTATTAAAACTAATACCACCATTTATAGGTCTAATATCTTGCCAAGTTGTATTAGTAAAATCCGTATCTCCTTGTCTATAGACAATAGCAGTTAGTTTAGGGCTTCTTGATAATCCGGAAGGTGTGGTCGGTAACGAGGCTCCTATAGCCTGTGCCTCATTATCAAAGTATTCTGTCGGATAAACCCAATGTATTTTTCCATTTTCATATATAAAAAAGGCTTTTACCCACTTATTTGCGGGTAACGCTGATCTATTTGTACCATCATTATAGTTAGTGGTATCTATTTCAGCGTTTGTATCACTATCCCAAGCCCCACCTGTCAAATAGTGTCTAACCATGTTAGTTGTACGTGAATAAATTGCAGCAGCTACGGTAGTTTTTTCAATAACACTTAAATAATAAGAACCTGCGTCCATTACCACGTCAAGATCGTTAGTAACATCGGTATCTTCACTAACGGACAACCCATTAGTAACCCTTACTGGAAATACAGCTCTCAACCCACGTCTAGTATTAGCCACCGAAGTCTCTATAAGGCTAGTTGTGCGAATATCTAGGATATCTGCATCTTGAGCGTGTGCTATTGCAACTAAAATCTCATCACCAGAACTAATTGAGTTAGAAAGTGTGAGAGTTGTCCCACCAGCCCATTTTAGATAAGTTATAGCATTATCAGTAACTGAGCCGTTTCCTGCCTCTGTTTCAACGAAGGTATTTGTAGCATTGTCGTATATCTCACCAGTTCCCCAACTGACATTCAATCCCCCATCGTCACTGACAGCCACCGAACTTACAACCCCACGGTTTATAGTGTTATCAAAAACATCGTGAATACTATGTGTTCCATGATCGGGTATATCATCACTGTTTACTTGATTAGCCCCAAGTCCCCAATCTATGTTGGTATCCTTAATAACATCGGTGGTTGTTAGAGAGCCTATATCTAAAGCCCCTGTAGTTGTTAGGTTTATTGCTCCAAAGTCAAAAGTTGTTACCCCTGTTATCGTTCCAAAAGTTACTGTGTTAACAGTATCAAAGTCCAATGTCATCGCCTCACCACCGTATTTACCAAATAAGAATTGTCCTACATCTGGTTTCCACTGCATTATCCCATCCGAAGTAGAACCATCAAAATATAGTTCTATATCTGTGTCCGTACCATCACCCAAAGTAAGTTGGTGTCCTTGCATAGTAATATCATCGGTAGAGGTTAATTGCTCTGCTTGAATTGTTCCCGTAGTTGATAGGTTTTCATCACCAAAAGAAATTGCCCCGCTATCGTCAATAATACTTCCAGATGAAAATGTCATTGTATTTCCAGAAGTATCGGTAAATGTGAAGTTATCGCTGCTACCGCTTATGGTTATAGTCGAGGAATTAGAAGAGCCATCCCACGAATAAAGAGCCAAGTTTGCCGCCACGGTTGGTACAGATGAACTCACACCACTAGCAAAGATACCCTTGTCGGCTGTTAAATCCCCAGTAGTAGCCAAATCATTAGCCCCCAAGTTAACATCATTACCAAATAAGAAGTAGTTCTCGGTATCTTTCCAAGTAATAATCCCATCGTTTGTTAAAGAGTTAAAATTTAAAATTAAATCCTCGGCTACGTTTCTTCCAATTTGAACAGAGGGAGTAGTCATTAAAACTTGGTTAGTAGCAACTAAGGTAAGATAGCCAGCCCCGCCAGAATAAATAAAAGTATTTCCGTCCCTGAAGTACACACCGTGAGCACCTGAAAAACTAAGGTCGCCGGTCATGGTATCACCAGTAACATTTACATAACGGGGGTCTAAATCAGCATATAAAGATGTGCCGTCAATCAATACCGCACCAGTGGCTGGGTTAACTACGATATTTATGGGAGTTATACCATCTACAGAAGAAACACCTATGAGTGTGTGATGTCTGTTAGGGTCTATTTTAGCCGTTGCCATACTAAGCTACCTCCACTATAACTGCTCCTGTGGCTGGGTTAACTGATACGTTTATAGGTGTTTCGGAGTCAACACTCGATACACCTAGGATGGTCTTTTTACGATTATCGTCTATTTTAGCTGTTGCCATAGTTAAACAAAAAATCCGCCCATAAAGGCGGACTAAATATCCTTCTCAACTCATTTTATCACTTATTCACCCATAAGGGCATTCATTCGCTGTATTTTGGTGTCAAGGTTTTTCTCTTTAACCTCTAGTTGCTGTTGTTTTAAGGCGTTGGCTTCTCTTTCCTTTGCTACTAAAGCCTGTTGTTCCTTAAAAACAGCTTCCTTTTTACTTAATTCCTTCTCTCTCTCTTTAAGCACCGCCAATTCTCGTAGTTTTAAATCAATCACCGCTTGCTTTTCATTAACTATCCTCTCCACCTCTGCTACATAATCATCAACCATCTTTGTTATCTCGTTGGTTTTTCTTCTTACCTCCTGTAATGCACTCATAATATTATTTCTACCTCCTTCTCCACATCTTCCCTGTTCAAAAGAGGGTCTTTTCCTTTAGTATTCAAGACAAAATCTACTAAATGTTTTTTCAGTTTCAACCCTACAGTTCTAGGAACACTTATAACCTCTTGTTCTGGAGAGGGTATATCGTATTTAACTCCTTCAAAAGTCCAAGAAAAAGGAACAGAAACAGGATTATACAGATGTATAGTATCAGATGAATTTTTATCGGCTAATCGCCTTAATTCACGTACATTCACAATTTAATTATTTCACGAGTTATTTACACCAATTCCAATAGCACTAGTAGTCGATGTGTAAGGCTCAAAGAACAGCTTGTTAGAGGCTGACGCTTCCCAGTCGTCTGCACCGACCATAAGCTGTCTACCCGTCATTAACACCGCACAAGTTTGAGTTTGTGCCGATATGTCAAATACCGCAGCTATTTTGTCCGCCGCATTAGTCCATTTAGCCATCCAAGTACAATTCCTAAATTCATTTACACCAGAGATACCACCTGTACCAGTAGATTTAACATGCAATGCCGCCGTATTATCAGCGTTCATGGTAAAAAAGCAATCCTCAAATAAGTTTTTGCTACTAGAAGAAATAAACTCTAAACTAGCGTTTGATGTAGACCTAGCAATAGTGTCATCTCCTATAGTACAGTGTTTAAAAGTGTTGTTAACAGCCCCCGTCATGGCAATGTGTCTAGCTGTAGCGTCATCACCAGCTGTGGTGTGACCAATACCGAAAAAGTGTACGTTCTCAAAAAAATTGTTATTTCCGGTTAAACTAACCAAAACATCATTACTAGCCTGAAGAGTAGATAATTGTATGTTTTTAAATATGCAACCCTTACCAGATATTGTTATACAGGGGTCAATAGAGTCTGTAGTCCAAATAACTCTTGATCTTGGAGACATAAATGTTGGGGCTGTGTTACCTATTAAATGGCAATAGCTCTTATCCCATGTAATAGTTGCCGCCTCGGATGTGCCACCTGTACCACCCGGAACCATAATAACTACATCGTGGTTGTGTGTAATCAAGCTATCCTCTGCCGCAGTTATAGAGGCAAAGGCATCTGTAGGTCTTGTACCCCCGTTAGTGGTGTCACTCCCGTTTGTAGGGTCAACATAAAAAGTTTTACCCACATAAGGTATACCTAAAATACCAGCTACGTGATCGGGAATTATAGCCCTGTTATCATCACGTCTCTGTGCTCCTGTTATTAAACCCATATTGTTACTCCTTTTTCTTTATTCTAATATTTTCTATAGAACCAAAACAATCAAATACTTCTTTTGTATCTTGTATAAAGGTTAAAAGCCTTTCATTTTGAGGAATTGTTAAAGATACAGGATTGGTTGTTTTTATAGAGGCAACACCATCCGTATTAAACTCTATCTCTGCAGCAATCTCTATACCACCAACATTAAATTTAAAGTCATGTGTATATTTTGTATCCATAAACTAAATATATCATAGCATAAGTTTAATCTTAAAAACAAACCAGACTTAAACACCAATAGCCCCATCTAAGGGGCTATTAGTACGTAAATCAAGAACTCTAAGCAATACTTATTTCTGCAGTTTCGCTTGCCGCTCCAGATTGACCATAGTTACCTGCAACGTGCATAGTAGTAGGGATTTTAGCTCCTGTACCTGCCGCTTTGAAAGTAATAGTAGCACCTGTAGTACCAGTCAAACAACCAAAGTAGTTGTTAACTAACATTCCTGTACAACCAGTTGCATCAATATATCTAGCATTTGAAGCTGAACCTATAGCTGGAAGCTGATGGAAAATATTGTGTGCAATGGTTACTCCATCGATACCTGATCCACCCGCAAGATAGAGGTTACAATCGGTTGACGCTGCTGGTCCTGAAAACTCGTTGCCAATAATCCTAACATCTTGAGGTCTAGTATTAGTGGTTCCGGGTAGGACAATGTCCCCAACGTTTCTATAGAAAGTATTACCTTCTATTCTAACCTGCCATGCGTTACCTGCTGAAGGCCAGTTAATAGCCCCACCAGTTGCAGCGTTAGTTGCTGTTGTACCTTTACAGTTTTTGAAGTGACAACCACCGATGGTTGTACCAAAAGCTGCTTTTGTTGAGTAGTCATCGTCTAACAATATACCCCCTCCAGTATTTCCTGCTCCATTAAAACCCAAGTTTGCAATTAAACAACCCGGTGCTCTAATTCTCAAAATGTGTTGGGTAGTGACAGAACCATCTTTAAGCTGTGGTAAACCCCCTTGTGTCATCCCTCTGCTAACACCGATCAACGAAAGGCTAGACTTTGCGTAAGGAATAGTTAAATTCTCTTCATAACTAACTGGGTCACCTGTGTAGTCGGTGTGGGTTCTACCTGCTATATAGATAACATCACCCGCACCAGATGAGTCAATAGCGTCTTGAATTGTCGAATAAGCATCTTCCCAAGTTGTACCTGTTCCACCAGAGCTTTTATCACCATCTACGAACCAAACATCACCGCTTTCTACTGGTGTTAATGGAGATATAATATTTTCTGGATATACTTTGTGTCCATACATAAACGCTGGTATATAATCTTTTACATTTGCCATAATTTTTCACCTACTTTCATATAAAAATATGTACTACTAACTAATTACAATAACTTACTTAATTCTGCATAACCGTAGGCTGACTCATAAGCCTCGTGTAAATCTGGTCTGTTTTTTAATTCTTCAAGAGGAACTCCTCTAAACTCTACTTCTTCTCTAGGTTTTTCTTTTAGGACTTCTTCTGAAACTTTTTTCTTTGACATAAATTTCACCTGCTTTCTATATAAAAAAGCCCCACCGCAAGTGAGGCTTTTTACACTTGCTACCCTTTTTACTTTCTCCCACCTGAATAGTCCTTTTCGGGGACATTTTCTCGTCATCGGCGGTAGCTAAATTATTAAATTGTTAAAACTTAATCTATCGTTAAATAGATAGAGTTAAATTCAGTTGCTGTACCGGTTGCCATCATCTGACCAACTTCAAACTCTGCGTCAACGTCTGAATAGACACCAACTGCACCGTTTACTTGATCTGAAATAGTAGCTTTATATCCTACTGTTACCCCAGAAGTGTCAGATAAAACAGCTGCCATACCTCTGGTCTTTAACCAACCATAGTTAGCAACAGAAACATCCCAGTCTTGCACTGCTACTCCTGCCGCTCTTTCAGCTATAAGTTGAGAAATAGCCACATTATTCCAAGGGTTTCTAACTAACTCCACTTCCGAGGAAGTCGTAGCAGCTGTTTTAAGACCTCTTTCAAGGTAAACATTTACTGCCTCGCTACCTGCCACAGAAGTATCGTGTCGTGCTATTTTGTAGAACTCACCTTCTGGACTGTTGTCGTTAAATATCAACCAACCCTCATTGTACTCGTTAGCGTCTACTGCTGTAGCACCTACAGTTGGAGCTACTACCTTATCTCCAGCCGAAGCTGCTGCACTTAATGCAACGTTTTGGTGGTTATCTTCTCTACTTAAAGAAACATATAGCTTTCCTGCAACTACATCAGTACCACTTGAAATAACTCTAGTATACCTGTATAGGTCTCCGTTTTCAGCGATACCCAACGCACCCAATGCGTGCATTTGAGTATCTTCTTCAACGTAAATGTCTTGTGAGCCAATGTGAACTGACCCTGTTAATCTATGTGATTTACTTGCCATATTTCACCTCCTAAACTCCGGTCACACCAGTCAACTTACCCTGTCTTCTGGGTTGTTTACCGATGGTCTGACCAATTACATAAAAGCGACCGATCATTCCTGCTTGGTTAGGCATCATCTGTTGTTTCTGAAAGAACCAACCAGCGTCTGAAGGAACAGATTGTTCTGCCCCAACACCCTCAGTTGCTCTATTCGTAGCTAAAGAAACTTTCTCTAACTGCCCACGATACTTTGCTGGAACTGACGTACTACCTCTCCATTCTAAATATCTTTCATTCAATGCGTACCACGCACCAGACGTTGCGGCGTCGTCTGCAATAACAGAAATACCTCTATAGGACAACGCTGTAAAACCAGCTGCCCCCTTTAAATCAACTCTACTACGAGATAAAGAGTTACCTCTTAAACTTAATGCCGGAAACCCAACACTTGCATATTCAGCCCTAACGTTAGGTTGCAATAACCTTTCATACAAATCCCAAACAGTTTTGGTTGTAAGATGCAACGTTGGGTATTCTGAAGCAATACCTGCTGCTGAAATAGCTGACTCTAACGTAGCTAGTTTAGCTAAGGTTAAAGTCCCACCCGAAGCAGTAACAGTACCATTCAATACTGAATAGGTTGTTCTTGACTGACCACCTATTGTACCTGCAGTAGTTCCATCATCAACATGAGACTCCAAACCTAAAGGTTTGTTTGTTGCAGAAGTACCATCATAAACAGCTTCTCCTAAACTTTGTACTGCTTCCATTACCGCCTCTTCTAATTTGTAGAGGTCTAAATCAACGGACTGTTCTGGTCCATCGTTTGCAAAAGACTCGAGCATCACTGAAACAACTGGCTGTGCAAATGCAGTTCTTGCATATGATAATTCGATCAATGTATCTGAAGCAGCTGAGGATAAAGTTTCTAATCCTGCGAAAAACTCACCCAAACCAGAATCGACAACTTTAATAGGAATATCTGCGGTTTTACCTCTAAAAGGTTTACCCATACCCATTAACCTAGAAGCATATGTTCTACTTTCTAAAACGTTGTCTACAACTTTTCTGTATAGATTACGCTCCGTAGTAGCTCTAACTCTAGCTCCGGGACTAATGCCGTCTGGCGTTATACTTGGTGTACCTGCCATAGTTTTTTCCTTTCTAAAAACTTAATTAAATAATAGTTAAGATAGACAAAAAAAACCCCGCCGTTAAGCGAGGTTAAATACCTATCCCTTATATATAAGCATAAAATGGGTAAAATTTCAACCCACTAAATCTTCAAAGGATGATTTGTGCAGTCTTTCGTAGGGTACTTCTTCTCCTTCTACCTCTATTGGTTTTTTACCGCCAGAAACAGGTGCTGTTGAACCTGCTGGCTTGTTCTTTTTATAAAATCTATTGTAAATGTGAATAACATCGGATATTGGAGATAACCCCTTCTTCTCTCTATCCCCCGAAACCTTGTACATGGTTTCAAATATTTCAGCAGAAGCAACGATACCGGGGTCTTTTTTATCTTCTTCTGACAAGGACTCCCCTTTACTTAGTTTTTCTTTTATTATGGGAGAAACATCTGGAATATGACCTTCTTTGCGTAAATAATCTATTTGACTGTCCCATTCCTTGTTAAGAGACTCCAACCTTTTCTCATTATCTTCTGCAGATTTTCTATCAGACTCCTGTTTAATTTTAGCCTCTTCTGCTTCTTTAAATTTTAAATATTCATAAGTACCTTCAGATTGTTCTTTCCAAGTTGCAGGTCTATCCTCTCCCCGTTTTTCCCATGGAAATTTAAAACCAGCGTCTTCTGCGTCTTTTTTATCTTCTTTGGTAATGTTTAATGATTTGAGTATTTCTTCTTTATATTCTTCTCTAGTTTTATTTTTAACTTCTTCCACCACATCTTCGAGTGGGATTTCTGGTTCTTTTGGTTCTGGGTCTTTTGGGACTATAGTTTCTACTTCTTCTTTTTTGGGTTCTTCTTCTTTGTCTGGCTCTGGCTCTTTTTCAACGACACCATCTTTTTTAAGAAATTCCTTAATAGCTTCATTGTTAGTTTCGTCAATAAATTCTTCTTTTTTTTCTTCAGGTAAATCCTGCTTTTTTTCTTCTGTCATAATTACTTATTGCTTTTCAGCACTATAACGTGCTTTCATAGCAGACATAGCTCTATTCTTATTTAACTTTGTTTTGTTGCCTGCCACTACCTTACCAGTGTTCTTGTTAACTACTGTATAACTATCACCTTTTTTCTTAATCGAATAAGGCATAACTAAATTATACCATACCTCCCGTTGGCTCAGAGGTAGCACGCTCAACTGCAGAAACTTCTGGTGACTGTGGGGTTGTTGTAGGCATTTGACCTAAAGCACCCACCTGCTCCTCGGTAGTCTCTCTACCTTCAACAAACTTTTGAAAATATAGGGCTGGTTGGGTTTGGAACAATATCAATTTCTCGGCTCTACCCTCTGGGTCGCTAGCCTCAATGTCCTTGTAAAACTGAACAGGATCGATCATGTTTATACCTGCTAATTCAAACGCCTCTCTCTTACGACGTAACTTGTCCACACTAGAAGCTGAAACCTCAACCAACATGCCATCCTCAACTAAGTCTCTGTTTATAGATTGAAAAGTCACGCTTGAGTCATTACCCGTAATTCTTTCTAGGTGGTCTTCAGTGTAAAACAACCTTATAAACTGCATAGCCCATCCCGCCATTTGCTCTGCGGCGTGGTTTATTGTGTCCTCTACCTCGTCGTCAATCCTTGTGAAATCTGATTCTTTAAATAGCTGGGTTTTAGTGGCTGGGTCTGGTCCTTCCCTAACGCCCCTTAAAGCTGCGTTAGTACCAAGTTTTGAAAATAACCTCTCTCTGTTTTGTATTTGATCTTGAAACAATGCGGCATTGGGAGAGACACCGGGAATAAATGAATATACCTTGTTCAACTCACCATCTACCAATATATCTTGGTCCGGGTTTCCCATGTCAATCTCTTCAACATCCGCTGCGTTAAGACCCGACTCTGTAGAAAAAACACTCTTACCCTTTGCCGAGTTAGCCATATCAGTTATTTGTCTACCTCTTATGTTAATGTTGTCTTGCAGATAAATACCTTGCTCAATTCTGGAAGTCTCATCATACGGCTGTTTTCCTAACTGTTCGTATCCCATAAATATAAATGGTTTCTTGGGGTTGCTAAAATAGTTATAAAAAATCTCTTGTTGGTCTAATCCCAAGCCAGTGTCACCAAACAAAAAGGCGTTCCTCAAGTCTGTTTCCTCTGCTTTTACCTTTTTTCCTGTTTCTACGTCATATTTAAAAAGAATTGTGTCTCCTTCCCAATCCCAGTACGGGTTCTTAACCTTATCTAAAACCAACCTCTTGTATTTCCACACCACACCCTCAAGCCTTACCCACTCTTCACCCTCTTTTTTATACCAAGTAAACCAAACCTCGGATATTCTCAACTTGCTTGCCATCTTCTTCTCACTTACAGTCTGATCTTTCTCCCACTTTAGTTCATCAAACAACGCATTTTTTTTAGAAGGCCAGCGCATTAAAATTTCTTTTATCGTTAAATCGTAGTGGTGGGCTATCCAAAGCATATCGTCTGGGTTATTAGATGTAGCAGTGTGGTCAACGTCTATATTATCGGGGTGGATGTTTTCAAAAACGTAGTCTCCCAACTTGCCCCTTTCGGAGTCCCACCTAGCCTTGATAATACCTGTAAAATATATTGGTCTGTGCTTAAAAGCTTTGCCTAAAACCTCTCTATTTTCCCTCTTTCTCAACCTATTGTTGATAACCTCGGTTAATTCTTTAGAAACTTTCTCGCTCTCTTCGCTTTCGTCTGATGGTATAACCAACAGGTCTGGAACACGGGAAACAGCTACAGCCTTTAAAGTTCCAGCGGATTCAAATATTATATTGTCTTGGTATCTAGCACTATATTTTTTTAGCTGATTTTCCTCTTCCAATCTAGCTGTTTGTTTTCCTAGGTAATACTCTTCGTTTTTGGCTCTTCTCTCATATAAGCCCTTATTAATGAAAAACTTGCGGGAGTCTTTGATTAAAGTATCTACAACGTCCACAATGTCACTGTCTTTAAGCTCTAGTTTTAAAGGATCAGTTTCACTCACTAAGCCCTCGAAGTCTGTAACTGTTGGTTCTACTTGAAAAGTATTCTCGCCAAAAAATTCTTCCATAAAAAAATATCCACCTCTACGGGTGGACTAAATATCCTTTGTATTATTCTAGCACATTACTATGGTTGTGACACAACCCCATTAAACAATATCTTTCTACCACAATTAGGGTTTTTACACTGTATCATCACGGGATAAGGTTTAGCTGTCTCTCCGGGAACTTCCGCTACTAAATCACCCTTATACTGAGCCACTGGGTTTCTGCAGTCGGGACAATGATATATCTTCCACCTATCGTCTGAAGATGATACCAACCATACAGTGTAAACTCTTTTCTTTGCTACGTACCTACCAGTTTTAGGTGATATCTCTTTATTGTGTATAGGCTCCCTCATTAGCAATAGTGTATCACAATCACTATACCGCTCTCCAATCCTTATTTACTATAGATTTCTTCTCAAATTCCCTCAAATCTAATTTATCTATAATCTCTGGTAATACTTTCTTTTCTGGAGTTCTTGGGGAAACCCCACCTATTGTTGAAGGTATAAACCTTATAGCGGAAAGACCGTAAGTCAAGGCATCGTATAGATGATCTTCTCCTTGAGTATCTACATCCTCAACGTTATATTCATCATATATCATCAAGGGTATAGTTCTTACAAGGTGTTGACAACTCTCTGTTATTAACATGTAAGGCAAACCATCGGGGGCAATAGATAACCAGTTGTGCAGCGTTGCCACCCGACCTATTCTGTTTTTAGTTCCTCTCTTATAGGTTACCCAACTTCTACCCCCGTTAAGCTCTCTCCACCTAGTACCCATAAGCTTAATAATAGGGGTAGAACCATCACTTTGGGGATTAAACATTGAGGAGTCTGCCACACACTCTCTAAACTTAGGAACTGACCTAGATTTATATATTATATCCGCCCACTCGTCGGGGTTCTTTTTCTTACCGTACCACTCTTTATACACAATAACCCTATTAAAGACTTGATCCTCAAACTTTGTTTTAACTAAAGCACCGGACAACGCAGCAAAAGCTCCTTGATCCGCCTCTCTACCAGAGTAACCCCAGTCAATCCATAGGAAATGAGGAAACTTGAACTTAGGGATAACAGGAGACACAACATGCTTTTCCCGTCTGAATTCGTCAAAAACTTGACCTTCAAAAACGTCCCAGTCACCTTCTAGCAATCTACGCCTTATCTTTTCGTTAGGGCTTAACCTGTCCCTGTATCCGGGGTCTCTTTCCTCTAGGATAACATTATCTTTTAGTTTAGCTGGTATAAAAATATGGCTCTCTTTAACCCCCGTCTCATTTATAAATTCCTGTACTTTCTCCGGCTCTCCTATATCAACAAACTCTTTTTTGAAATACGCATGTCCTATATTACCGGGGTTAGTAGCAAACAGGCTAAAAGGTGCAAATGTGTCGTGTTTAACCGTGGCTCTGTTCCTAGTCAAAAGAAACTTAACCATGCCTTCCTCAAACTGTGTGGTTTCATCTAACATCAGTATGTCAAACTGTTGGGATTGATAGTTCTGAACATCCGGCGGGTTTTGACAATGACAGAAATCTATCTTAGAGCCGTTGATAAATGTCCATCTGTGTTTAGTTTCATGATATATAGCTAACTCTTTGGGTATTATTTGTTTGCTTCTCTCTATGAACCCACCCAAACCCTGCAACTGAGGAAACTTACGTCTGAACGCTCCTATATTTATTCCGGGATACGCCAAAGCAGCAACTAAAGCTCCACCTACCATTGTATCAGTTTTACCACCACCAGCAGCCCCACCGTAACCAATAATATCGGCTACAGCTTTTTTAGGTTTGTTACCAGTAAAAGGAAAATCTAAACCGCAGGCTTTCAAACAAGTCAATTGCCTTGGTTGCGGTTCCCAATTAACACTAACCCTCTTCGTCATCTTTTCTCACAAAAGAAATCTCAAGGGATCCGCCCCCTTCTCCTGTAATTTCTGTTTTTTGGTTGGGCATTCCATCGATATAGTTCCAAATCATTTTAATAGCGTTTAGGTCGCCGTCCTTATATGCTAACAGTGCTATCTTTCTAATCAACTGTTGCTTGCGGGTTACCTTTTGTCCTTCCTCAACACCATCTAAAAACTCACGCATGAGTTCGGTCATGGATTGCCCTAATGGTGGTCTACCTTTTGTGTTTATGTTTTGTGGATGTGTTGCAAACCCACTATTCTCGTTACCAGCCATTTTGATTATTATTGTTTAACAAAATTACTATATCTCTCCCTTATAACATCACAATACTTAGGGTCTAGTTCCATCATGTAACAGGTTCTATCTAGTTGTTCACATGCTATTAGTGTTGAACCACTACCACCGAATAGGTCTAATACTGTGTCCACCCTCTCCGAACTATTCCTTATAGCTCTAAATGCTAGTTCTACAGGCTTTTGTGTCGGATGAACATAGTTAAAAGAAGCATCCGTAATTTTGTACCAAATGTTGCTCTCCTTACGCCCACCATACCACTTTGCCACCTTTTTATTGTTCTTAGCATATATGCATTGGTCTGATAAAGAAATATAGGGAACCTTACTATCATTTATATCCTCATTGTACCCAAACGCTAAAAGCTCGTGTTGATTTCTATAGTTACCTCCTAACTTTATAAACGTCTTATCCCACACGATAACCTGGTCTACATGAAAATATTTAGACATAGCTTTAAAAAGACGGGGGAACTGCCTCCAATCTATCCACTCATATATACTACAAACATCTTTGATCACACATTTGATATTTTGATTGTAAATATCTAGGAACTTTTCAAACTCATCGTCTGTGACATCGTCATATTTAAAAACATCCCAATACTTCTTATACGCACCCTTCCGCCTGTCTCCCGTCCCTGTATATTTCAGATTATAAGGCGGGTCAGTAAACACCATATCCGCTTTCTGTCCGTTCATTAGCTTTTCAACATCTTCTATCTTTGTACTATCACCACACATTAAACGATGTCTGCCTAGTTCGTACACCTCCCCTAGTTTGCTTTTAGGTTCCTCGGGTAATGGGGGTGCTTCGTCCTCTATAACCTCATCTGACTTCCACCCAGCCGTATCAATTCCCCACTCATCCAAAGGTAAATCACCCCACTCGTTAGCAAGCACATCATCATCCCACTCTCCAAATTCTACGTTATCTCTTATAGCAAACTCTTTCTTTTCCTCTAACGTATAGCCTTTTAATTCCTTAAAATATTCAGGCTTCAGTTCAATATCCAATGCCTTTAAAGCCTCATACCTCATGTTTCCACCCCATATGACACCATCATCGTCATAAGCAATAGGACGTACCTCAAGCATTTTAGTAAACGACCCGACAGACTTCTTTAATTTTTCAAAGTCTTTTTCTTTTATTTGTCTGGGATTGCTAGGATTAACTTTTAATTTTTTTAAGTCCATCAAGTATTTATTATATATTCAAAAAAACTTTATTCAAATTTTAATACTATCCCCTACTCTACCAGTATATTCCTTATCAGATAAGAGGTGTCCTAAATGTACTTCTAATGCGTTTATTTTTCTAATGACATTTTTAGCCATCTGCTGCCTACTAAGAAAGTTAGACGTTTTTTCTCCCTCTCTTTTTTCCATTTCATTTATTATAGATTCAGATAACATTATATTAAATTCCAAAATCCTTTAATTTACGGTCAAGTATTTTTAGGTCTCCCTCTAATTCTACTAGCTTTGCTTCTGTATTATTTATAGTATTTACTAACTCCAAATTACTGTGATTATTACCACTACTGCGTTTTTCTCCCAAAACCTCGAGAATAATCTCCGTACGGCATATGCTCATCAGTGTTTCTTCTCTCATCTTAACTACAGTGAATTGCTGAATTTGATCTTTTGCTAATATTTGAGGTATTTTAAATTCTTCTTTTTTCATTTTGATTTTTTCCTTGTATGCCAACCAGATAGATCACCCCACACATTTTTAGCCTTTTTTGCCTCTTTTTCTGTGGCATTTATACCCTCTGTACCATGCAAATCTACATACTCTTTTGACAACTCACCACCCCTAAACGGTTGGACTACAGAGTTGAAATACTCCATCCTGTCATCCTTAACCCTTTCAGGTATGAACTCAGTCTTACATGGTCTGTGATACTTTGCACAATACCACCCATCATCCATAAACTTCCAGCTCATGCTCTCGTGGTCTTTATTGCACCCCTTACAAAACATCGTCTAACACCCTTTCCATTTCTTTTTCTTCTTCTTCTAAAATAGAACCCTTTAAGTTTTGATCTCGTGGTGATAGGTTCTGAACAGCCCCTATCCTATCCTTGTTTATCTTACGTTTTATCCTTCTAAGCTGGCTAGTAATTTTATCAGGTGATTGCGAATAAACACCCAACATAAATCCAGTCAAAACAAATATAAATATAATTACTGAAAATTCTATCATTTTACAGGACCCGGATATCTAGGGATACTCGGTTTTTTCTCCTTTTCCTCTTTAGTTTCTACAATTAGACAATCTGTTGTTAAAATCATGATAGCGACCGATACTGCGTTTTGTAGAGCTGACCTAATAACCTTTGATGGATCAATTATTCCCGTCTTTATCATGTCTTCATATTGCATAGTAACTACGTTATACCCTTGGTTCTTCTCTTTTAATCCCGCTATAATTTCTCCTGCATCTAGCCCAGCGTTTTTTAAAATCTTAGTTATAGGATACCTCAAAGCGTTGAACACAATCTTATGCCCTATGTCTTGACTATCCTCAATAACTTTTCTGGAGTTTAATAGAGCAACACCACCACCCGGAACAATTCCTTCCTCCACTGCAGCTTTAGTAGCATTAACGGCATCTTCAACCCTCAATTTTCTTTCTCTCAATTCAGTTTCTGACGCAGCGCCAACATTTAATACGGCTATACCGTTGCTTAGAGCCCCTAACCGTTCCTTAAGTTTTTCTCTGTCAAACTCGGTGGGTGAATTATCTATACGTTTTGAAATGTGTTTAACCCTTTCTTTAA